TGCTGAAGCTGCCGGTAACGCGATTGGTTTCACCGTCAACGGCGTTCTCACCACGGGTGACGGAAACAGCAAGCCTAACGGTATCGTTACCGCTGCTGGTTCTGGTATCACTGGTGGAACTGCTGTCGCCGGACAGTTCACTGCCGACAACCTCATCGACTTGGCCTACAGCCTTGACGGTGCAGCTCGTCGTCTTCCTGGCGTTGCTTACATGGCATCCACCGCTTCGGTTGGTGCAATGCGCAAGCTGAAGGACAACTCTGGTCAGTACCTCTACCAGGTTGGCGTTGGACAGCCTGACACGTTCGCTGGATTCCCGATTTTCGAGAATCCCGGAATGGCAAACCAGGGCCTTTCTGCGAAAAGCGTCCTGTTCGGACATCTCCCGTCGTACAAGGTGCGTATGGCTGGCGGCCTCCAGGTTGCTACCAGCACCGACTATGCGTTCAACCAGGACCTCACCTACTACCGCTTCCTTATGCGCGTAGATGGCGACCTGACTCACGCAAGCCACGTCAAGACGTTCATCGGAAACGCTGCTTAGTCTAAGACGTAAAACTGAAGGGCCGGGGTTGTGGGTTGCCCCGGCCCTTCGCTTTCCCTAGAATGCGTGTATGGGAAAAAGTGGCAATCCGGCTAACGGAAAAAAGTTCAACGGTTCGGTTGGTGTTTGGTCTAATTCTTATGACCGGCCAACGGGTTACGGTCAGCAGGTAAAGTATCTGGTTGACCGTTTTGTTCGTCACGGTTTAGATACGGCGAACTTCAGCAATTTTGGCCTTGAGGGTTCGATTGAGACCATTGAGACACCGTATGGTCCGGCTAAGCATTTTCCGCGAGGTTACGACCAGTATTCACAGTCGGTGCATCCTATCGATTACATTTCTTGGGCTAAGGCCATGAACAAGAAAGACGTGTTCCTCACTCTTTACGATGTGTGGGTTTTGCAGTCTCCGTTGTATGAGCGCATGAATGAGATTTGGTCTTGGGTTCCTTTGGACCATGTGACTATGCCCGCTGCTGTTGAGGCGTGGTTGCGTAAACCAAATGTGTTGCCGATTGCTATGGCCCCGCACGGTCAAAGGCAGATGGCCGAGAAGGGTATCGATTCGGTTTATATTCCGCATGGTGTGGATACTAAGGTTCTGAAAGAGTCTTGGACGCTTACTACGGGTAAGGATGTTCGGGACTATTTGGGCACCAGGGATAAGTTTGTTGTTGGCATGGTTGCCGCTAATAAGGCTTCTGGTCTGGTGCACCGTAAAGCTTTTAACGAGAACTTGATGGCGTTTAGTATTTTCCAACGAAAGCACCCGGATGCGATTCTTTATTTGCACACGGATGTTACTGGTTCGGGTATCGGTTGGAACCTTTTGGAGATGCTGAAGGGTCTTGGTGTACCTGCTGAGGCGACGAGGATTGTGAACCCGTTGGAATACCGTTATGGTGCGCCGCAGGAGAACTTGGCGGCTTATTACACGGCCATGGATGTTCTGTTGGCCCCGTCGCTTGGCGAAGGTTTTGGTGTTCCCACGATTGAGGCTCAGGCTTGTGGCACTCGTGTCATTGCTTCTTCTTGGGCTGCCTCACAGGATTTGGTCGCCGACGATGGTTGGTTGGTTGATGGTACGCCAGCTTGGGATGCGGGTCAGAACGCTTGGTGGCAGGTGCCTTCTGTCCCGTCGATTGTCGAGGCTCTTGAGATGGCTTATAACGCCGGTAAAGAAAAGTCTGATGTTTCGGTGAAGTTCGCTAAGGACTTTGATGTGGAGACCGTGTGGCACCGTGACTGGATGCCCCTGTTGAGTAAAACGTTTGAATGAAACAGCTAAACCACTTTTATCACGTTTACGCGGACGGTGATTGGGAGACTCCGGCAACCGAACACTTTGAAGAGTTGTTTATGTCCGGCTTGATTGATGAACTTGGTGACGTGTTCCTCGGTGTTGTTGGTTCGCCGGAAAACAGACGACGTGTAGCGATGGAGCTGCCCGGTGTGGTTGTTGCTGAAGCCGATGAGGGTTGGGAGCAACTCACATTGACCGCTGTTCACGATTACGCGAAACAGAACGACGCTTACGTTTATTACGCGCACACTAAGGGCGCTTGGTCTAAAACCGATTTGGCTACAGAATGGCGTGTATCAATGACCCATGACACTGTGACCCGATGGCAAGAGTGTGTAAGCCAGTTGCGTTCGGTTGACGCGGTGGGGCCTTTTTGGTTGCAGTCCCAACAGCCGGAGCACCAGAAGCATGATTTCTTTTTTGCCGGCAACTTTTGGTGGGCCACAACCGAATACTTAGCTAAGCTTCCCGAGCTGGCTTACGAATCTCGGTTCAGCGCTGAGGGTTGGATTGGTTTAGGCAACCCGACTGTTCATGTTTTACGCGAAGGTCCATCGTATTGGGGCAACTTTTGGAAACCGTAATTCTTACGGCCATATATGGCGACTTCGACCCGCTGAGACCCTTACCCGCCAACCACGGCTTTGACCGTGCCGTGTGCGTAACAGATAACGCAAATCTTTCTGCTGATGGTTGGGAGATGATGGTTGTGCCATCTAACCTTGCCCCGCGCCTTGCTGCTAAGCGGCCAAAGATGTTGCCGTTTGAGTTTGTGGATGCTGACCTTGTTGTGTGGTTGGATGCCGCATTTGAGATTGTGGGCGATGGCTTTAAAAAGTTTTGCGAGGACTCGGTTGATGGTTACGACTTTGTGGTGTGGGACCACCCTGACCGTTCAACCCGTCCAGACGCTTACGCTGAAGCACAATACTCACGCACGATGCATAAGTATAAGAATCAGAAAATAGAAGCGCAGGCCGACCACTACTTTAATCTTGGTTTGCCCACTGGCTCAGGTTTGTGGGCTTGCGGAACAATAGTGTGGCGCAACACTGATTCGGTCAAAGAGTTTGGCAGGCTTTGGTATAAAGAAAACTTTATTTGGTCGATTCAGGACCAGATAAGCTTTCCTTATCTTGCGTGGCGTTTAAAACCTAACTTTGGTGTTTTCCCGGCCCACGAGTATGAGAACCCTTATTTGAAATGGTGGATGCATGAGCGAAACGTTTGAGCGTATTACAAGTGACCAGATTGATGAACAGCCTGGACACATTTATCGTTACGAGTTGGCTGCGGGCTGGTTGGAGAGCGGCTGGTCTGTTGTCGATGTGGCGTGTGGTGTCGGTTATGGCGCTGAGGTTATTGCGCGCACTAAAAAGGTGTCTTATTTGGGCGTGGACAAGATTGAGCCGGAGAAACGCTATAGCGGGTTTGGGGAGTTTGTTTCTGGTGTTGACTTGAACACGTTTGAGCTTCAGGTTGAGACGGATGCCGCTATTTGTTTTGAGACGTTGGAGCATTTGGAGAATCCGCAGCATTTGGCGAACCAGTTAATTTTTTGTGCTGACCTGATTATTGTTTCGGTTCCTACGCAACCAACAAAGCACATGAACCCGTATCACCTGCATGACTTTACTGTGGAGGACATTATTAAGATGTTCACTGGTTGCGAGCTTGTGCATCTTGAAGAGCAACCGGAGGAACTTTCACACATTTTTGTGTTTAAGGTCAGTGGTGATTGAGAACCTGATTGTTCCGGTGCTGAATCGGTATGACTTGCTGGTTCGGATGATTGGCACAATCGATTACCCGGTACGCGACCTGTTGGTGATTGATAATGGTGGCGAGTTGACTTCGTTGCCTCAGGGCGATTTTATTCAGAATCTGCATGTTTTGAATATGCCAGCTAATCTCGGCGTGGCCGGCTCATGGAATCTTGGCATAAAGTCTTTCCCGCACGACAACAGATGGTTTTTCGCAAGCAACGACATGTGGTTTGGGCCAGGTGCCCTAGAAACGCTCTCAGGGGCTTGTAGAGACGAGATAACCCTTGCAAGGGACTTTCCCTACTGGCACACGTTTTGTGTCGGTGACGGGGCTCTCAGCAAGGTCGGTTTGTTCGACGAAGCACTTTTTCCAGCATATTTTGAAGACAATGACTATAGGAGGCGTGCGGAACACTTTGGCGTCACTATTCGGTCAGTGGACGTTGTGACGGGCCACGATAACTCGTCAACAATTAATAGTGACCCTAGCTTGCGGGCAAAGAACGATAAGACGTTCTCGCTAAACTCAAGCTATTACACAAACAAAGTTGCTCGGGAAGATTATGGTCCCGGTGGTTGGTCTTTGGAGCGTCGCAGAGCGAACGCTTGGGACACGCCACGATAGACTAGATACTGGAGGTTTATTTTGGCAATCATCGACGGCTACACTTCATTAGCCAACCTAAAACGAAACTTAAACATCACCGACACTGTTGACGATGTGTTGTTGGAGTTGTGTATTGAGACTGCTTCGCGTTCGATTGATAATCTGACGGAACGCATCTTCTATCGCACGACGACCAGCCGCGTTTACGCACCGCGCGACAACTTCACTGTTGAGATTGACGACCTTGATTCGTTGACCACGTTGAAGACGTCTACGAACCTGGATGGCGTGTTCGACCAAACTTGGAAAGCGTCGGACCTTCAGCTTGAGCCTCTCAACAAGGTCGCTGGTGGCATCCCCTCGCCCTACACGCTTATCCGGGCTGTTGGTGACTACTGGTTCCCTACCGGCATGGAAGAGGCCACCGTGCAAGTCACTGGCGTATTCGGTTGGGCAACAATCCCTAAAGCTATTGAACAGGCGACACTGCTCCAGGCGGCAAGATACTTTAAGAGAAGCGACAGCCCGATGGGGGTTGCCGGTTTCGACGCTATGGGCGTTGTTCGGTTGTCTCGCATCGACCCAGACATCGCCACACTGCTTGACCCGTATGTGCGGGTAAGGATGGCCTAATGGTTGATATTCAGGCGATTAGGGACAAAATAAACGCCAACCTTGCAACCATTCCTGGCCTTCGCACTGTTGAGAACGTCCCCGATATTGTCAACCCTCCGGTAGCTATCGTCTCGCTGGAAACCATCGAGTATGACGGCACTTTCCAGCAGGGTCTGACAACACTGAACTTCACCGTGTTCGTCATTGTGTCGCGCGCTTCAGAGCGTATGGCGCAAAGGACATTGAACCAATACGTTGCCCCGACAGGGACTTATAGCGTCAAGTCTGCGGTAGAATCGAATAGGAGTCTTGATGGTACTGTCGCGGACCTGCGGGTGCGCAGCGTAAACAACATAGGCTCTCTGGAACTGGATACACAAGAGTATATGGCAGCAGAGTTCGTTCTCGTTGTCTATGTTTAAGGAGAAATTAAATTGGCAAAGTATGTCGTAACTGCAACCTCCGTGAGGTTGAACGGAACTGACGTCTCTGGTGCTTGCGCTCGTGCTGAATTGGTCATCAACGCCGCTGAGGTTGAGACGACTGACTTCGGTTCTGGCGGATGGACTGAGATTATTGGTGGTCTGAAGAGCGGTCAGGTTACCCTTGACTTCCACAACGACTTTGGTGCTGGCGGGGTTTCCGCTTTGTTCCAGAACCTCGTGGGAACCATTGGTACGGTTGAGCTTATTCCTAACGGAACTGCTGCTTCTGCAACCAACCCCAAGTACACCGCTGAGGTGATGATTAACTCGTTCACTCCGGTGTCCGGGGCCGTAGGTGACTTGGCGACATTCTCAGTAACTTTCCCGACTTCGGGAGCTGTAACTTACGCAACTGCCTAATTTCGGTTAGACTGTTCGCATGAGAATCAACCTACACATTCAGTTCACGGACGAAACCAGTAAAACGGTTACCTGTAGCGCTGCTGACCTTGTTGCTTTTGAGGACAAGTTCAACATCAGCGTGACGAAACTTGCAGAAGATGCTCGTATCGGTTGGTTGCTGTTCCTTGCTTGGCATTCGGAAAAGCGCACCAAGAGTACCAAGCTGGAGTATGAAGCCTGGCTTGAGACTGTTGAAACCGTTGGGGAGTCTGAAGAAGACCCAAAATAGTTGGACTCGGTGAGTCCTCTACCCACTGGTTTATCGCTGGTCTGGCTGTCGAAACTGGCATCAGTCCCAGAGAGTTAATGCAACTTGATGACAGGATGCTATGGACCATGCACAGATGGTTGGTAGCGAGAAACCTGCCTAGATGAGGAAGCCGCCCCCTTAGTGGGGCGGTTTTCTTGTTCGGTAGAATAGTAATGTAGATAGGCGGTGTGGGCGTGGCTTTAGACAATCGGGCTGAGATGGTTCTCAGTGACTGGAAGCGTCTTGTACGTGAGTTGAACAAGATTGAGCCTAAGTATCTTGCGGAGATTAAGCAGCAGTTCCGCGAGCTTGCCGAGCCCGTCCGCCATGGTGTTCGTAATGCTATTCCTAACCAACCACCCTTGAGTGGTATGCGGAGAAAACTTTCGCCTACTGGTAAGACTTGGAATACGCGCCGTAGGGCTAGGACCGTGAATGTTCGGTTGCGTAACCCTAAGCGCAAGATGGACCGTGGGGCCGCATTGGTTCAGCTTGTTATTCCCGCACCAGCAACGGTTATGGCTGATATGGCAGGTAGAGGTAACTCGCGCTTGCAGGGTAAGACTGATTGGTACGCCTACCCGCTGGCAAAGAACATTACTGAGAACTCTCGTCCCGGTGAACGTAGACACACTGTAACCAGGCAGGGCGACATTTTTGTATCTAGGTTGAGTGGCAGGTTTAAGGGACCTTCGCGTTTCGCGTACCCGGGTGCCGAGGAAGCAATGCCGGCAGCGCAACAAAAGTTTGCAGAAATTATTGGTAGAGCAACAGACCTGATTGAGAGACAAATCAATGGCTAGTTTAAGTCGCGCCCTAAATATCAACCTTGTTTTTCTTCTTAAAGGCAAAGGTGTTGACGAGGCAACCAAGCAGCTCAAGGGTCTCGGTAAAAGCTTCGATGGGCTGAACACTAAGATTCTTTCTGCTGCTGGCGCGTTTGCGGCGTTCAAGGCCGGTGGTGCGCTTGTCAAGTTTGGTGGCGCTGCTATTGACGAGGCGCGTGACCTGGAAAGAAACCTTAACGGTTTAGGAACAGTATTTGAGGGATTGACGCCTCAAATGAGGCAGTTCAGTATTGATGCGGTCAACATGGGTCTGTCTATGAACGAAGCCGCCAAAGCTTCCACATTCATCGGTTCGGTCCTCAAACAGTCTGGTTTTAGCATTCAGGAGACCGCTGATGTAACCGAGAAGCTTGTAGCCCTGGGCGCTGACCTTGCCATCACTTATGGTTATGACGTCCAAGAGGCGTTGCTTGGTATGACGGCTTTGTTCCGTGGCGAGTATGACCCGATTGAAAAATTCGGTGTCGCCATGAAACAGAGCGAAGTTAACGCTTTGATGGCAGAGCGTGGGTTAGACAAGCTGACTGGTGCCGGTAGGCGTCTTGCGGAACAAGAGATTCGTTTAGAGCTTCTATTGTCCCGCTCTAGTGACGCTTTGGGGGCATACTCCAGGCAGGCAACAGGTCTGTTTGCTTCACAGCAACGTTTGCGCGCAACCTTTGAAAACTTGCAGGCCGTAGTTGGTTTCAAACTAACACCTGCTTTCGCAGAGCTTGTTTCTGAACTCATTCCACTTATTGAGCAGTTGATTCCCGCTGGTATTGCAATCTTTGAGTCTTTGATTCCGGTTGTGCAAGGATTGACGGCAAATAAAGAACAGTTAAAGAATACGGTTCTACAGGTTGCCGAGACATTCCTGGTCATTGTTAAAGTTATGGCTTTCTTCGCTGCCGGGGTGGTAAATAACATTACTGTTATTAAAAACCTGGTTATTGGTTTCGGCGCTCTTCTTGTTGGGGTGAAAGTTTGGGTCGTCTTTAGGCAGGCCATTGATTTGGTCAACGCCGGTCTTGTCAAGGTTCCCGCAAGACTCGGCCTTGTGACAAAAGCCCTTGGCGTTCTAAGAATTGCTATTGCGGCTTCTGGTATCGGTATCCTCATCACTCTTCTCGGCACGGCGTTTGCCGCAATCGTATCCACCACCGATGGCCTTAGCAAGGAAATGGCTTCGATTCAGTCGGAGATGGACAAGTTTAATCTTGACTCGGTAACGCAGGAATCCGTTGAGGCTGTTACGGGCGCCAACGCTATAACCGATGCTTTGACAGAAACAGCCGGTGCCGCTGGTTCTGCTACTGACGCTGTTGGCGACTTCTTCAAAAGCATGGCTAATGATGCTCAAAAGCTCGCGGCCCGTTTGCAACTTGAAGCATTTGGCGCTTCTAAAGGTTTGATTGAGAAGATTCTTGGCTCTGGAGAGGACTGGTACAAGGTCTTCCAAGAGGTCACCCGCCAGGGCATGTCCTCGGTTCAAAACGTTCAGGCAATGTTCTTGCAGACCGCCGCCGGTTTTGATGAGGCGATGGACAAGTGGCAGCAAGAGTTTGACGCTTTTAAAGAGTTTGAGAAGCAGGCGCTTGCCGCTAAGGATGCGTTTGTTGAGTTCGCCCGCGAGTTTAAGGTTCTGCCTTCGATTGCTGAGCAGATTGGGGAGTTCGAAAGGTCTTCTCTTGATTCTTTGAAGTCGTTTGAGGACAAGCTTAAAGAAGCCTTTGACAACAAGTACCTGCTTGATGAGTCTTACCAGAACTTGCTGGCTTACGCGCGTGACGAGTTCTCGGTTCTGCGTCAAATTGAGCGTCAACGTGATTCGTTGTTGGCGCGTAGGAATGCTGCTGAGGCGCTGATTACGCAGGTTCAGCAGTCGATTGCTGGTAGCGCAACCCTTGTCGATTTGATGCGGAATGTTCAAGATTCTGCTGAGCAGGTCAACATTGTTGAGTTTGCTCAGCGGACAGTTTCTGCTGGTAATGAGTTGCGTGGGTTCCGTACTGCGCTTATTTCTAACTTCTCTGAGCCGATTGAGCAGGCTGGTTCTTCTGCTGCGAAACTGGTGCAAAGTTACCGTTCGGTTGTTGACCGTACACGCGAGTTCGTCGAGAACCTTAAAGCTTTGCGTGCTCTTGGTTTGGACCCGCAACTGTTTAACCAGTTGGTTCAGGCTGGTGTTGAGGCTGGTGGGGCTACCGCACAGGCTTTGGTTGAGGGTGGCGCTGACACTATCACCGAGATTAACGGCCTGTTTGCCGAGCTGGATGCCCTAGGGGTTGAGCTTGGTGAAAACACTGCCCAGGTCATGTACGGTCAGGGCGAAAACTTTGTTGATGGCATTGTCAAGGGCCTTGAGTCTCAGCTTGACGAGCTTGAGTCGATGGCGAACAGTCTTGCGGAGTCGTTTACGAAAACGTTTGAGGAAGTGCTGATTGCTGGTATTGAGCGTGCGATTGCTGCTGCTGAGGCTGCTTTGTCACGGATGCCACAAGCACCGAACATGAACTTTAACTTTGGCGGTGGCGGCGGCGGTGGTGGAGGCGGTGGTGAAGTCAGTGGTAGAACATCAATTCAGCCACCACTCTCTAACACATTGTTGAACGCCGCAAGACAAGCTAACGCTGCTGCCGCTGTTGCCGCTAGTTCTGCAAGAGCCGAGGGCAATAGATTTTCTCAAATTCAATCAATGCAACAGGCACCGCCAATTTCCGGATTGGGCGGCAGGCAATACGCGCCATCCCTCGGTTCAAATAACATTACAATCAACAATTATTCACCTTCCGAACGTATCTTCCAAAACACGCAAGCGCGTCTTGCCACAACAACCGCAAACAGTAACAGCGGAAGCCGAAGCAACCTGAGCGCTAAAGTAGGCACATAATGACGTTACCTGTTGTGAAAGTTGAGGTGGGTTTTGACCTTACAGACAGCCCTATCGCACCATTTTTCAGGCTGGATGACGACATTCAGGGTCGCCTTGACAACACTCAGTATCGGCTTGGCGGTACTTTCTTTATTGACGTTACTGACCGCACTATTGGTGCTGACATTCAGCGTGGCAAAGGTAACATCCTGGCTTTCTACTCTGCGGGTGAAGCGTCTGTAGAGTTCAATAACCATGACCGGGCCTTTGACCCTTTGTATGCGGCGTCACCGTTTATTGGCAACATTGTGCCTCGGCGGGAACTGCGCATTAGTGCGAACGACGAGGTTGTGTTTCAGGGTTGGATTGAGGACTGGGATTTGAGTTACCAGCCTTCCGGGGATTCGGTTACCATCGCCAAGGCATACGATACCTTAAACATTTTCGCTAACCAGATTATGGACGGATTTACACCACCTGTAGAAAAAGCTGGTGCCCGTATCAACCGGATTCTTGACCGGCCCGAGGTCAACTGGCCGTCAACATTGCGCGACATTGACCCTGGTATCCCAGACATGTCCGCAACACCAATCCCTGACGAAACAAACGCTTTGACCTATTTGCAAAGCATTTCGCTATCTGAGCCTGGTGGCGTGTTTGTGACAAGAGACGGCAAGTTTGCTTTCCGTGACCGCCGGTACGCGGCAACCTCATCAACGCTAGTGGCCCTTGGTGAGGGCGCTATCCCGTTTACTGACCTTGAAATTGTTTACGGTTCTGAACTGTTGTACAACCGTGTCACAGTGTCACGTCAGGGTGGCGGTACAGCTATTGCATCAGATGTGGCGTCACAGAACGCTTACGGTATTCGTGACTTGACGGTTGATGACGTTCAGTTGAACAGTGATGATGACCTACTGGACTTTGTTGTCGGGTATGCGGTCCAGTATTCGGAGCCAGAGTACCGTTTTGACGGTATGACTATTGCGCTTGAGAAACTGTCTGAGGCAGAGCAGGACGATATTCTTGGTCTGGAAATCGGTGACATTTGTTCGGTAGCGTTTACACCTAACCAGATTCCACCGCAAATTCTGCGGTATGTTGAGGTGACTCGTATTGAACATCAAGTGTCTACAACAAGTCACCGTGTGAGGCTTGGTTTCAACCAGTTAAGGTACGCGCCACTGGTCCTTGATGACGCTGTGTTCGGTAAACTAGATGTAGGCACGTTGAGCTGGTAAGGATTATTAATGCCATATAAAGATTTTCAAGTTAACGAGATTTTAACTGCTGCGGATGTCAATAGTTTTTTGATGAAGCAGGCGGTGATGACGTTTGCGGATTCCACTGCTCGTGCTACAGCGTTGGGTACGCCTACCGCGGGTATGATGTCGTTTTTGACGAGTTCTACAGCGGTTGAGGTTTATTCGGGGTCTACTGCGGTTGGTTGGACTGCTATCACTGGTGGGGGTGGTGGTGGCGTGTCTGTGGGTACGGCGGCACCGTCTACGCCTGCTGAGGGTGATTTGTGGTGGGATTCGGATGACGGCAAACTGTATGTTTATTACGATGACGGTACAAGCCAGCAGTGGGTTGACGCGGCTGGCCCTTCTGTAGCGGTTCAGTCCACAGCCCCCACGGGGTATGAGGGCCAGTTGTGGTTGGATGACACTGACGGTTCTATGTATGTGTATTACACTGACCCTGGTGGGGGGTCTTCGTCTTGGATTGGTGCGGTGTCGCGGTCTGGTGGGATTCTCCAAGTTGTTCAAACTTCTAAAACGGATACGTTTAGTACGACCAGCACCACACCAGTCGACATTACTGGCCTGTCGGCAACTATTACGCCACGGTCTACTTCTAGCAAGATTCTTGTAATATGTTCTTTTTCAACAAACAGAACTTCGGTTGCTACTTCTGCTTTTCAGCTTTTGCGCGGCTCAACCAATATCGGGGGCGGAGATGTGGCCAGTAGTCGGCTTTCGGCCATATCTGCTTTTACGAACCACGCTTCGAACTATTTCGGACAGGTAGCGTTTGAGTTTTTGGATTCTCCTTCGACGACTTCTTCGACAACATATAAGGTTCAGGGCTTTACAGAAGCCGGAACTTTATATCTTGGTCGGAGCAATTCAGATACTGATAACACTAGTTCGGCAAACGTGCGAACTTCGGCCCGTATTACTTTGATTGAGGTGGCAGGCTAATGGATATCCCAAAGATTCTTTCCCGTAGGCACCCTGGTGCTGAGTGGACTCTAAACGGTGACACGTACGCCGGCCTAACTTGGTTGTCTGAGGGTGACGCGCCTTCTGAGGCTGAGTTACAGGCTGAGTGGGCTCAGGTTGAGTTTGAGGTTGCGTATGAGGCTGTAGAGACGGCTCGTGCTGTCGCTTATCGTGAAACTTCTGACCCTATTTTCTTCCAGTATCAGCGTGGTGACAAGACTGAGGCTGAGTGGTTGGATGCTGTTGAGGCTGTGAAGGTTGCTAACCCTTACCCTGTAGACCCTTCCACGGCGGAAGAGGTGAGTGAGTAGTGGCACTCGATTTTCCCAACAGCCCAACAAACGGCCAGTTTTATGAGGGCTTTGTTTATTCTTCAGCGTCGGACACTTGGCGTGTAACCAAAGACCCAGCATTGACTCAAGTTGACTACCTGGTTATTGGTGGCGGTGGTGGTGGGGGTCGCGGTAACACCACTTCGACGAACGCCGGTGGTGGTGGCGGTGGAGCTGGTGGCTACCTTTGCTCTGTAAGTGGAGAGTCTTCGGGCGGCAACGCTTTGGCGCGCCCCCTATTTATCCAAAATGGTGATATTTTCCAGGTAGGTGTGGGCGCTGGTGGTATTGCCGCGTCTGGTGTCGGCGGTTCGGGTGGGCGTGGTGGCGATTCTTATATCGGCAACATTAGTGCTACTGGCGGTGGCGGTGGTGTCGGCGCTACGGCGGTTGGTTTACCTGGCGGTTCGGGTGGTGGTAGCGGTAGAGGCACAAGTGCTGGCGGTTCCGGTCTGCCAAATCAAGGTTACAACGGCGGCTTTACTGGTTCTAATGACGGTTCTGGCGGTGGCGGTGGGGCCGGAGCTGTCGGAGTAAATGGTGGGGTCAATACCGGCGGTAATGGCGGTGCCGGATTATCGTCTTCTATAACGGGTTCCGCTGTCACTCGCGGCGGCGGTGGGGGTGGTGGTGGATATAGCACTGCCGGTTCTGGTGGAAGCGGTGTTGGTGGTAATGGGTCAACAAACTCGCCGGGAACTAACGCAACCGCAGGTACCGCAAACACTGGTGGCGGTGGCGGTGGCTCTGGTGGTTCTGGGACGGCTGGGGCAGGTGGCTCTGGTGTGGTTATTTTGCGTTACGCAACTTCTCTCGCACCCTCGTTTAGTGGTGGCCTGACAACTTCTAGCACAACTAGCGGTGACTTTACTATTACAACGGTTACAGCAGGAACAGGAACGGTGACCTTCTAATGCCTTTAGATTTTCCTTCTAGCCCTACTAACGGGCAGATTTACGAAAACTATTACTATGATTCGGCTAATAGTGTGTGGCAGACTTTGGGGTCTAAATTGGAGACGACGGCCCTGATTTCGAATACGCCTACGGGTAGTTTTACAATCGGCGGGGTGGATTACGACTGTCTTATTTTCAAAACCAATGGCACCTTGACGGTAACTCGCGGTGGGTTGGCAGATGTTTTGATTGTCGGTGGTGGCGGTGCTGGTGGCGGATTCCAGTATGCCGGGGGCGGCGGTGGTGCCGGTGGTGTTATCCAGCTTTCTAATGTTTATATTCCGGTTGGCTCTCACAGTGTCGTAGTGGGTGCCGGTGGAACAGCCGTGTCGCCCGATTCAACAGCGCTTGCCGACTATTATGCTTTCTTGGTCACTGGTCGTGGCCGAGAAAGCTCTTTGCGCGAATATACGGCTTTTGGCGGTGGCGCTGGTTCTGGCGGAATAAATGGCGCATTAGGTGCTTCTGCCGGCGGCGGCGGATATCTGACTACCGTGGCAGAGAGGGCACCCGGAATTGCCGGACAGGGAAATGCTGGCGGAACCGCTGCTGGAAACGGTGGTAGCCCGTACCCCGGCGGCGGCGGCGGCGGTGCTGGCGCTCAGGGCGGTGACGCAACTTCTGTCAATGTTCCTGGAAACGGCGGAAACGGGGTTATTTCTACAATTATTCCTTCGTCTTTAGCAACTTCTCAAAGCGTTGGACAGGTTTCTGGCACCAACGTTTACTTTGGTGGCGGTGGTGCTGGCGGAAATAGAAACGGTGTCAGTGGCACTGCTGGTCTTGGCGGTGGCGCTGTTTCTCGTGGTAACGGTACGGCAAACACCGGGGGCGGCGGCGCTGGGAACAACTCCAACGGCGGCAATTCTCCGGGTAACGGTGGTTCGGGTGTTGTTATCGTAAGGTGGGTCGCGTAATGCGCCTGGCCAAACCCTGGCCTGACGGATTCACGATTAACCCGAACGGCAAGTATGGGATGCGGAAGCACCCGATTACAGGTCGGCAGGCTAAGCATCGCGGTGTTGACGTTGCTGGGGTTTTTCCTGTAACTGTTGCCGGCCCTGGTGTTGTTGCCCATGTTGGGTTTTCTGCTGCTGGCGGCGGCCACACAGTTATTATTGACCACGGTGAGGTGCACACTGTTTACTATCATGGGGCGCACGCGACGAAGCTTAAAGCCGGTCAGAGGGTTAACACAGGGGATTTCGTTTACACGTCTGGAACGACTGGCGCTTCGACTGGCGTTCATTTGCACTTTGAGGTGCGAAAGTTTAAAACTTGGGGCACGGATATTGACCCGACGCCGTACTTAAACGGTAACGCTTCGGCTTCGACCTTGAAGGTTTCGGGCCGTGAGGACCGTGCTACTTGGAAGCAGTGGCAGACGTGGTTGCAAGAGCAGAAGTTTTATGAGGGCCGCGTTGATGGCGTTGCGGGTCCGATGACTTACCGCGCTATCCAGTCTTGGGTTGGCGTTCCTCGCACGGGCAGGCTTGACGTTGTTACCCGTGTTGCTGTTCAAAAACGTATCGGTGTTCCCGCGGACGGTGTGTGGGGCCGTGAAACTTGGATGACTATTCAGCGCAAACTTAATGAGGGGTCACTATGAGTGAAGACCACTTGGAAACTGCGAGCGTAAAGGTATCTATGCGGGACATATATTTAGAAACACAGAGGCTGGCCCGCCTGGTGGAAAGAATTGCGAACTCGTTGCCAGACTCGGAGGCAAAGATTGACGACCATGAGTTACGGATTAGGGCGCTTGAACGCCGAATGTGGCAAGTAATCGGCATCTTTGGATTCCTCGCAGCGGTGATAAGCCCGTTGGTGGCAATCCTGACATGAGAGCCAACCCTAACTGGCGTATCCGTAGACGCTACATTTTCGCCGCTTTCGCTCTAGGTTTCGCAATGATTTTTTCTGCCATGGTTGCTATCTGGCAGGACAAGCTCGGCGCTGGCGACCTCGTAACGGGTGGCGTGGCCCTGATAACCTTGATACTCACGAGCTACATTTTTGGTGCGGCGTGGGAAGACATTAAGAAGAACGAGGAGAATCAGGATGGATAAGTGGAAGAAGTATTGGGCGTATGCGGGCGAACGGGCGATAAAGACTGTTGCTCAGACGGCTATAGCAACCCTGACTGCTGCCGGTGTTGTGGGTGTGCTTGAGGTTGAGGTAATTCAGTTGTTTAGTGTGTCGGCGTTGGCTGGGCTGATGTCCTTGTTGACTTCGGTGTTGGCTTACGACAAGAAGGAAGTTTGATGCCTGATATTGATTTGGTTGAGAGGGTTGGGGAATGGTATGTGCCTACGGACCCAGCCGAGTTGACAATTTGTGAATCCTGCGAGTAGTGCTATAGTTTCTTTCGGAACCTAGTTCTCTCTCTCGCAATGTAAGAGACCCCCATGAGTCGTAACTTGTGGGGGTTTCTTATTTAAGCCATTGGTGGATTGTGTTGCGGCTTACACCAGCTTTTTTGGCGAGTACCGATACTTCTACACCTTCGGCGTGTTCGTCTCTTACACGGGCGCGTAGCGCTTCTGAGACCCGTTCCAGCTTGAGTAAAGCGTAGTCGCGGATGTCTCCGAGCTGGTCTAACGGCATGTCAGAGTAATCGGTTGTGTCGTAATTAAACATGAGTAAAGTTTAGACTAAAACTTGAGTGTTTACCGTTATCAAACCGTTATGTGTCGTTGCTTGTGTGCGTGTCGGTGGTGTGGTTTATTACTGTTAACAAAGAAAGGGGTTCCTGATGAGGAAAGTAACGTTGACTTTGACGGAGTACTTAGCGATACTGTTTGGGTTATCTATCAGCACGATGGGTAACGTTTTGTTCATTATTTGGATTGCGAGGGGACTATGAGTTACGAAGTTGAACGTGTAAACGATGAACTGATTATTCGGTCAGACATCATGTGGGACGTGTCAAAGGATTTTCACGAGCTGGTGATGACTGTTAGGCAGGCCAGGAAACTTGCTGAGGTTCTCCTTGACGAGACGATGGTGGTGCGAATGTTCGCTGATGAGGAGAAAGAGGACGCTTAGCGTTCCGCAGCGGTTGTTCCACCCCAAATACCGTATGCTTCCTTCATCACAATGGCCGTGTAAAGACATTGCATTTTGACGGGGCATTGGTTGCACAGGTTTTTAGCTGTCTTGATGGCTTCTAACCTCATCTGCCTGTCCGTATAGTCTTCTGGGAAGAACACTTCGGGCAGGTCACGGCACGGTATGTCATCGTGTCTGTCTGCTTCGTTGTATAGGTCGAAGTATGGTTTTGATGTTTGTCCGTGGTTAGCCATAAGGTGAGTATATGAATAAGCCGGTTGTTTTCCAAACTTTTTCTGAAGAAACATTTAACGGGGCGTTGAACCTGGGCTTCTTTGAGTCGGGTTCTACTGAGTGGCATGAGTTGCGCACTCACGGTATTGGTGGTTCTGAGATTGGGACCATTATGGGGTTGAATCCGTGGGAGTCTGCGTTTGCTTTGTGGGCTAAGCGCACTGGGCAGATTCCTGACCCGCCGTTGACCTCTTGGTCTGTTCGGTTCGGTAAAGCGTTTGAGCAGCCTGTGTTGGAGTTGTGGGCTGAGGATAACCCTGACTGGGAAGTGTTTCTCGCTGGAACGTTTAAACATCCCGACCTTGAGTTTTTACACGCGAACCCTGACGCTTTGGCCCGGAACCGTAAGAACGGTGAGTGGATTGTTGTTGAGGTGAAGACTGCGCGTGGTACGTGGGGGGAGACCCCACCAGCGTATGTGGCTCAGGTTCAGCATTACATGGATGTGTTGTCGTTACAGCGGGCGGTGATTGTTGCTGTTGCGGGTTGGAACTTTGAGGAGCGTTGGGTTGACCGTGACCGTTTTCAGATTGCGGCCCAACATGATGCTGCGAGCCGGTTTTGGCGTCACTTGCAAGAAGTGGAGAAGCCTGAGTGGGATGGGTCGAAGGCAACGTATGAGGCGACCCGTTACATGAATCCTGACATTGAGGATGATGAGGCTGACATTGGTGAGCTTGGTGAAGGCTTGGTTCAGGCTCAAGAAAACTTTGTTGCGGCTGAGGAAGTGTTGAACCAGTTTAAAAGTGCAACACTAGACGCAATGGGTAAAGCTAAGTATGGTTATGTTATGAGAAATGGTAAGAAGTGGGTTGTTGCTCAGCGGCAGTCCCGTGGTCAGGGTAAGCCTTGGCTTGTTATTAAGGGGGATAAATGATTCAGATTCGGTGTCCTAAGTGTTCGAGGTGGTTTGCTTCGGATGTTAAGACTGGTCAGATGGGGTGCCCTGATTGTGGGCATGTGTTTGTTGTGGGAGGGGCAAGGTAATGGCGTATAACCCAAACGATTATGAGATGGTCGAGGTCAGGATTCGGAAGTTTCTTGACGAGAATGCGGATGGTCGCCTGATTACGGAGCTTGTACCGGATGATGACAACTGGATTTTTCGCACCTACGTGTATCTTTCGGTCACAGACCAGGATGGCGGTTGGCCTAAAGCGACTGGTTACGCCACGGAGAAGAAGGCTTCGTCACAGTTCAGTGCTGAGGTTGCTGAGACGTCAAGTATCGGGCGTGCGCTCGCAAACATGGGGTTGCACGGTAACAAGCGTGCGTCTCGCGAGGAGATGCGTAAAGTGCCGAACCCAACACGCGATTTTATCACCGAGTCTAAATCGTTGAAGGATGCGGATGCGTTACGGTTGTTATGGACCGAAGCGAAAGCGGCTGGTGCCCCACAACAAGTTCTAGACGAGGTGAAGATTCGTGCCGAAAGATTACAGTCTCTTGAAGGCGTCAGCCCACGAGCTGATGCAGGCGTACACGGAGGCCGTGCAAAGAAATGACCCTAACGCAATGTTTTGGCGTGCTTGCTTGTTGGAGAGGATGGGGATGCTGAATGATGCCCTCAGAGATAGTGAAGGGGTTGCAAGAGCTAACGGCGATGACTCGCAAAGGGGTGGAGGCGCTTTTTGAGGCTGAGATTGAGTTGGCTGAGGCTGAGCGTGCGCTTGACTTGGCTGAGTCTAAAGCTTTTTTAGAGTCTCAGGGTACTGTTGCTGACAGGCAGGCGTTGTCTAAGTTGGAGGCTGCTGATGCTCGGTTTGAGCGTGACGTGTGCCGTGCGAAGGTTAACCGTGTGCGGACTAAGTTGAAGGGCCTTGAGGGTGAGATTATGGCTCAGGCGACTATGTCGAAGATTATGCAAGCGGAAATGAAACTGTAAACTGCTTTTATGTCTTTCGCTGCCGTAGAGGAAACCCCGTGGGGGCACAATCTTGTGCTGGCTCAGGGACATAACTTTCTTGTTCAAACGTTTACCGTGTTTGAGGGTCGTAGGACTTCTTTGCATCTGCATGAGAATAAAGCAACGTTTTGGTTTATTGAGTCTGGCAACGGTGAGCTTGCAATAGAAGACGACATTTTTCTGCTCGGTGCGGGCGATTCAATTTTTATTGAGAAAGAGCAGATGCATCGGTTGTCAGCGAGTCTGCATGACATGGTGGTGTTTGAGGTTCAAACTGGGATTGTAGATGACCCGGATGATGTTATTCGGTTTGAGGATGATTATGGGCGTATTAGTGAAGGGATGGAATGATGGCTATTAAACCGGCAATGTTGAAGCAGCTTCGGGCGCGTGACCCGTATTGTTGGCATTGTGGTGAAACTAATGACCTTGTTCCGCACCACAGACGCAATAAAGGGATGGGCGGTTCTAAGCTTGGTGACACGTTCGACAACCTGATTATGATTTGCGCTTTGTATAACGGTGCTATGGAGTCGGACGCTAACACTGCCCGTGATGCGCGTGCTTGGGGTCGGAAGATTGCGTCCTGGGATTCCACTGACAGACCCGTTTTTGATACTGTGGCGTTCGCATGGTATGTTGTGGATTCCGACGGCGGGAAGAGAGAGATTGATGTTAAGGACTACATCTGAAGTTGACCTGGCTACTGAGCTTGGCATTGATTTGCATGACTTGTGGGATGAACGGTTCTCGGGTAAGAAACATTTAGAGCTTATGGAGTTGCATGAGCAGCGTGTCAATAATTGGAACACGTTGCAGGCTATGCGACGCTTTGAGGGTACTTTGAATGAGTACGGTCAGGTGTATCGTGAGCGTGAGCGTTTGCGTCGGGAGCGTATTAGTGCGACGAAACGCGGCGAGAATTATGGTTTTTCTAAGTTGATGATTGAGATTGCTATTCGCAGCTTAGAGGCAAACAATACGAAGGTATAATTAGAGTGAGGGCCAGCCCATAACAGACTGACCCCCACAGAAAAACCGATGAATCGACCATCGGCTTACTCCAAAGTATACCGGAGCAAGTCGGTAGAAATGGATATTATGAACGACCAATTAGAAGCAGAAGTGCGCTTCAGTATCACGCCAGAGTGGGTTCTTTACGAGAACATATCTGATAAAGCGGTCAGGCTTTACGGTGTTCTAGCCCGGTTCGCTGACAATCAAACGCATCAGGCGTTTCCGTCACGCGAAACCCTTGCGGCCAAGATGCACTGTTCGGTCAAGTCGATTGACAGGGCAGCTCAGGAGCTAATTGAAATTGGTGCGGTGTCAAAGCAGCAACGGCACAATAGCTCTTTGGTATACACGTTGAAAGTGTCTAGGGGGGTAGTCACCAGTGACCAGGGGGGGTGGTCACCCATGTCCAGGGGGGTAGTCACCAGTGACCACCTAACTATAACCACTGAACTAGAACCAAAAGAACTAGAACCACTTAACGTAGAAGGGTTTGACGAATTCTGGTCAATCTATCCTTTGAAGCGTGAAAAGCCGAAAGCTAAACGTGCTTTTCTAAAAGCAGCCAAGAGGGCTAATGGTGTTGACAGGATTATTGCTGGGGCGATAGCGTACCGGGATGACCCTAACCGCGACGAAACGTACACTAAGTACCCGACCAGTTGGCTGAATGCTGATTGTTGGGAGGATGGGCCTTTACCTGTTCGGAAGCGTAAGACGTCTGCTGTTGATAATGCTTTGAAGCTTGTTTCGTATTACCAAAATAAAGAAAACCAGAGAGAGATAGAAGGGGGTTCTGATGAACCACGTTGAAGTTAGTAAGTTGTTGACGTTGATTGCGGCTATTGATAACCGTGACATTAACGAGGTGACGGTTGAGGTGTGGCAGCGCATCATGGCTGATTACGATTATGAGGAGATGGCTCAGGCCGTGCCAAGGTACTTTGCTGAGAACGATGCTTACATGTCTCCTCGTGGTCTGATTGCTCAGGCTAAGAAGATGCGTGAGGCTGTTGCTGAGAAGGTTAATCATAGTCAGTTGCAGGTTGAGGAGAAGTCTTGGCGTTCCGCCCCTGAACCTGTGTGTAAGAAGCACAACACTCGTATCACTGGTTGTTCTCTTTGTTACAACAAGATTTGGGATGAGGAGCAGCGTAACGGCGTGCGTGGCTTGCATGAATGGGCGGTGATGAATGTTTACGCCTAGAATGTCAGGATGGCCGTTATCGAATGTCGCAGGTGTGGTTTACGTTGGGATTCGAACACGGCTCGGAAGAATGTTTTGTTTTGTACGTCCTGTAGGGCGCGGAAAGCTAAAACAGTTCCGTATGGTGTTGACAGGTGTGTGCCTTGGCATGGGTTGTTCGCTGAGGATGAGTTGACACCTGTTGATGATGACGGGATTCCGGTGTTGCCTGGGAACCGTTTTTGCGGTAAAAAGGATTGTGTAAATGTTGACCACGTTGAAAGGGGTTAGTTATGGCTGTTGATGTTCGTTTTGAGGGTTTCATTAATGGGGTTCGCGCATTCGACTGGGGTGTTGTTTATGACATTGCTCACGCTCAGATGATGAAGGATGACCAGGATGAGTGGAAGGTTGCCGGTAAAGACTACTTTTCGGTCACTGGCCCTGCTGGTTTTAATGAGGGCGAGAAGGTTGCTGTTGTCGGCACTTTGAAGACGAAGGTGTATGACAAGAAGGACGGCTCTAAAGGCTTGGCACTTAATGTGCGTGCTAAGGAGATGAACCGGGTTGAACGTCGCGGTGGCGGCCCTTCTGGTGAGTCTGCTGTGGCCCAGGTTTTTAACGCCCCAGAGCTGGACTTGGAAGCCCCGTTCTAGAATAGAATGTGGAGCTTTATTTTGAGGTTTACGGAATCGCGGCCCCTCAGGGGTCGAAGAAAAGCATCGGGAATAACCGTTTCGTTGAGGCTTCTAAGAAGTTACCTGCTTGGCGTAAGGCGGTCAAGGTTGCGGCGGAGCAGGCTGTGGCATCTTGCGACTGGGTTACGCTTTCTGGTCCCGTCGAAGCGCATATCGTTTTCTTCTTACCTCGTCCACAATCCGTTACCGCAAGTAGACGTCAGCTCCCGATTGTCCCGCCCGATGCGGACAAGCTTGCACGTAGCGTTTTAGACTCTTGTACTGACGCCGGGGTTTACACCGACGATTCTTTGGTGTGTAAGTTGACGGTGTTTAAAATGTATGACGATGTGCGGGATGCTGGCGCTTCTATAACGATTCGGTCACTGCTTTTGACATAGCGTGTCGTTACACGCTTTACTGGGGTAACCGTTTTAGGTTGGGTAGCGAAAGGGAGGGAACTAATGAGCGACAAAGTAGAACATGGTGTTGTGTTTAGGGCTTCAGAGTTTCTGGAGTCTGACCAGTATGTTTGGGATACCGATTTTGAGGCTATCCGTAAACAGCTTTCTAGAGTAATGTTGTTTCAAGCGGAGAACCCGCACCCGTCAATGATTGGGTTGGCTCGAATTATTTTAGGAGAGACCAGTGCTTGAAGATTTGACTTTGCCGACGCTGGTGCGGCCTTGTAAGGTTCGTAACGTAAAGACCGGGTTGGATGACGCGGACGTGAAGCGTCTCGACAATCTGATTGAGTCTCCTGACTGGCCTATCAAAACGCTGGAGCGTGCCCTGGCCGAAAAGGGCATACTGCTTTCTGAGAGTGTTATTCGTAAGCACAGGATGAAGTCCTGCGGCTGCTTCGAAAGGTAACCCATGTTAGAAGAGTTGCAGCCTGCACGGAAGCTTGATGCTCCGTCAGATTTTAGACCGGCAGTTGTGTTTAACGGTAGCGAAGGTACGGCCACCACTGATGGCCTTCTTGATGCACCGAACTTTGATGAGTTTCTTGCGGAACGTGGCTATTCCCCGGAGGAGTATGAGGTTATAGGGACACCGCGTACTTCTCAGTGGCAACGGTGGGACGGGGAATGGCTTACGGCCTATCGCTTTCATTTCCGCAAGAAAGTAACTGACGTTGATTTGCCTACGTTGTTTGCGCAGGCGAAGAAAACGGTAAAGCCGAAAGTTATCAAAACTGATAAGGGCAAAGTGTTTGTTGTTGTCCCGTCGGATTTGCAGGTCGGCAAGGTGGCGTCTCGCGGTGGAACGAAGGAGTTGCTAGAACGTTTGTTCGAATCCTTTGACCGCATCGAGGAGATGTTCAAAAAAGGCC